CAGTAGTTCTTTTGCCTCTGACGATCTCTCCCTTGCTGCAGAATATTTCAATGTAACCGGCTTTATTTTAAAATCCTGAAATGTCTCCCTCATCTCTGGAAGATCATTAATGCTTAATATAAACTTAGACTTGAGATTAGAGAGGATTGAGGCCATTTTCTGATAATCCTTAAGTGCCATATTATAAGCATAATATGGTGCCCGGAAATATGGTGGATCAAGATAAAAGAAAGTTTTCGGGCGATCATACCGGGTAATAAATTCATGCCAGGGCAGATTCTCGATAGTAACTCTTACAAAGCGCAGATGCACTTCTGAAAGCTCTTCTTCGATACGCAGCAGGTTAATTCTCGGTCTTCTTAGTGGTGCGGTTCCGAATATCCTGTTTTTTACCTGTCCAGCAAATGAATGGCGCTGGAGATAGTAATAGCGAGCTGCACGCTGGATGTCTGTCAGGCCGCTGGCATGCTGCTGGCTCTTCCAATCTTCAAACCACTCTCTTGATAACAATACCCACTTAAATTGTCTAAGAAACTCCTCCAGATGATTTTGCAACACCCTGTAAAAAGTTATAAGATCACTGTCCAGATCATTGATGGTCTCGTACTTTGACGGCTCTTTTCGAAAGAAGACCCAGGCAGCGCCTGCAAAGACCTCACAATATGCATCATGTTCGGGTATCATTTCAATAATTATATTAGCGAGTTTACTCTTCCCTCCAATATATGGAAGTGGACTATTCATGTTCCCCTCCCCCTTTACATTAATCGCCGTTTCTGCTTAAATTACCCTGTTAAATTGCTATAGGGGCAGTCCCGGCAACGGGATGGTTCGCTGATTCAGCAGCGGATCGGTGGGGAGGGGCCATTCCTTCCCGCCTGCTCCTTGCTATTCTAATATCTGCATTGCAATCATGATAGCTTTGAGCGCCTTGCCTTTATCGTCATTATCCAGTATTTCAAGGTCTATATCCTTGATGCCTTTTTTTGCTTTTTCCACAGGTGTTTCTACTGGCGGAGGCGAAGCAGGAGTTGAAAATTTCTTAGTGGCACTATCATATTTCATACCCAGCAACGACTGATCAAGCTCAGGAATCTCTATCATATCGCCCTGTTTAACCAAGGCAGCTAACTGGCTTACGCCGGTTACAATACAGTCCTCATTTATCTGTGCGTAATACATTCTCTACCTCCTTTTAATTATATTCAATGACCTGCCATGCTATATAATTACCGTCGCTACCATTACTTCGGGTAAATGTAATTGTTGTTTCACTAGTTAGAACTGCTCTTACAAAGCTGGCATAATTATAGCTTACGTTGCCACATTCATTATTTATAATTAATATACTTTTATCTTTATTAACGGAGGTAATAGTAACCGTGCCATATATTTCTGTATCCGCTAAATTTTTTACTCCCCTTTGTACGCTTTTAATTACTGATTGTTTCTTTGGAAACTTCTCAAACATTTCCACCCTCCTTGTTAACTTGGAATCTCCATAATATGAGCGCTTGCAACCATATCTGCTTTCCCTGTTGCAGCGGCCATAAGCCTATCGTCCTCTGTCAGGGCCTGCCTGGTATCGTCAATCCCATACTGTCCCTCCTCGAGCTGATCAACTAAAAGCCTGACCTCACAGGATGTGGTGTTGATCCAGGGCACGGCCGTCTCTTCATCAGGGGTATCCTGCCCTTTATCGTTGTAAAGGTTGTTTTCGACCTCAGCCATATACGCCTCTGCATCCTCTGTGCGTCCATAAACTCTATAGCCAGTAGCGCCTGTCACGGCATCCCATGTCAGTTGGTTATAGTCCGTTTCGTTCAATGTGGCTGCCCCGTTTGTAATCGTAACCTTTGCGCACGCCAGGGTCTCGCCTTTCGCATTGATCGCACTCACCCTGTAAGAATATGTAGTGCTCCCGGGAGTCCCCTGTGGGGCCACCTGAAGGTTTTCCGGTGTGGAGAGATCATCCAATGTAGCCGGAAAGAGGCCCACAAAGAAATCGATAATCTGCCGTGCACGGTTGATAATCTTCATGCTGAAGACTGTCATATCCGTATTTTCATCCACTGTTACAAACTCGGTCAGGGTGTTTGGTGTCAGACCTGCAATTTTAAAGTTTTTTACCATGATTTCGCCTCCTCAGATTATAAACTCTAAAGTGTTAAAGCCATCCTGCGAGAGAGTTCCCGCAGGTAATAGTGTGCATCAGGATCCATGTCATGGGTATCGAGCTTGTCATTCACATATTGCCTTGTTGCCAGCACTAAGGTCGGATCAACTTTCAATTCAACAACCTCGGTATTTTCAACAGCCAGGATCAGCCTGAGATACAGATCCTGGCCAGATCCCTCCTCCAGCACAGGCTTATACGTTTCGGGATAGTTTCCTATTGCCACCATATCCCCTTCTTCGTCAAAAAGGCCGACCTCCCGTATATAGAAACCCCCATCAGTCGTCAAAATCTTTCCCTCAACTATCACCCAGTTAGGATGATCAGGATGTATATCAAGCAGGTTAATGCTATCCCGCCAGACCTCATTTACCAGCTCTGTCATATCCTGGGTCGGGGTAACCGGCAATCCATTGCCATCTCCAACCGCTATATGGGTTATTTGCACCTTTGTGCCAAGTACCTCTGCGTTTGCAAGCTTTGCGAGACCCACATCCGTCCAGATTGTATAGTAATCGGGCATAGTTCCCTCCTTAAGCTAAAGGATAAATCGTGGTATCCTGGCCTGCCTGGCAGGCTGCCGCCGCCTGTGGCCCTGCAGGGTAAAAGTTGATCTCCCCAGCGCCCCAGGGAAATATCGTTGTATCAGGCCCACCCATAATCGCAGCCCCCAGACGTGCAACAGAATTTTCAAATGTAAGATAAAGGGTCAGGCCTGCCAGCAGAGATCGTGCGGGCTTCACCTCATTGATAGCCCATTCTACCTGATCCAGCTTCTCGAGGATATCTCCCGCAACCCCGTCCAACAACACACGGAATTCCGCCCAGCGGGCCGGATCCTCTTCTCTCAGGTTTGTAATTTCGACCCTGGTGAACCCAAAGTAGTTGATCATGGCCTTTTCCACGCCCTCATCTCTACCCCCGAGGATATACCAGATATAGGCCAGACGAATCCTATTTTTGTAATAGTCTTCAGGCTCCTGCGGCGCCCGGGTGATCCCCCTGCTTTTTGCAAATTGCTCAAGGAACTCGTCCTCGCATCTTTCAGGAGAAAACTGGTCCCTGAGCCAGAGTTCATCTTCCCTTGCCTGATCCAGGGCCAGCGCTCCGCCCTTTACCATCTGGGCCAATGGCCCGGGCTTCCATATAAGAAGAAACCTAAGGGTGTCTTTAAAATATTTCCAGAAAATGCTCATTATAACTTTTTTGCCACTATTAGTTAGTATGCAGTAAGCAGTATGGAGTAAGCAGTGCCTACTGCTCATTTCTTACTGCCTTAGCGGCTGTTATTCCTCGCTCGCCCAGACATATGTCAGGACAATGCTCTCAAGCACGGCCAGTTCATCGTCATCCACCTGGATGTCTCCTGTTGGGCTTGTCCAGTTGATCTTTTTCACTCCATCAACCGCCATAATCACAGAGACCAGCCTATCAATTGCCATATCATCGCCTATCTGAAGAGGAGATACATCGGGCACGGGCGATGGGTCTAAGAAAAGCGCATTTAGCCTGTTTTCAGCTTCCTGGAGGATATCACCGGGTATACCATGTGTGAGCTCGAGTTCCGCCTCTATGGTCACATTCACCGCACCCGGTGCCTTTACCAGCACATCGTCATTTATAGGCCGCTTTTCCTGCACAACGGCATCTACTGCGTCAATAAGATCCTGGGTGGGAATCCCGGCTGTCCCCTTTAGCACCACGTCCACCGTTCCCTGGCCACGTGGGTGCTGATCCATAACTTTTACTGCAACAACCCCTGCCACAGACCTTGACCATGCCTCATATGCGTATTTTGTGCACCCGTTCACCTCCATCCAGGCAAGGACATATCTCTCCCTTAATGATTCATCATCTTCCTCATCCGCTCCCTCGCTCTCAAGCCAGCCGGATCGGTTCTCTACGCTGTCAACTCCGGGGATAGTGGTGGCAATCTCTGTGATCTGCCCGGCAGTCACATTTGATCCCCGTCCATAGTCCTCTGCCTCAACGGCCACGGCAACCTCTGTCTCGCCATCGGGCAATATCACATCTTCTGTGGTGATAAACCTGTACACATTGCCCTGGCCATCCGGCTTGGTCTTCACGATAGAGTCTTTAGGGATTCTTACATTGCCAGTTGTCTCTTCTCGCATAAAATAGACCGTGCCGGAGGCCTTCGTTTCAGAAAGCCTTTCAATATTGACCTGCTTGCAGTGCAGATCGAGCCAGGCTTCAGATGCCAGGCCTGGAAATGCTTGATATAATATAGATATAAGAAACTGATAAAGCTGGTACAGCCCCCATGCCCACAATTCTATCAGCCCCCTTATAGGCCCACGATTCAAATTGAGCCATTCCGGCAGCCAACCCTCCTGCTGGACTGAAGAGATCTTGCTAAAGAGATCCGTCCGGACTTCTTCTAGAGTCTTAGCTATTGGGATTGACATCCTTTATTACCATCTCCGTATCTTCGTCAATTTCTATTACAAAATTAAACGGATGATCCTCTTCAACGAGATAAAATGTGGCCATCATGGTGATCCCCATGTGGTCCCACCTCATAATCTTACTGGTTGCCGTTCCTGGCTCTACCCTCGGCTCAAGGTTCAATCTTCTTATTACCTCCGCAACAAGCGCCTGGCGGTTTCCCAGGGTATTTTCAGCATGGAAAAAGTCCGTGATTCTGGATCCGAAATCCTTATCGTAAAAGAGTGAGCCGAGCGGGGTAAAAAGGCGCAATCTTATATCCTGGAGTACGGTCTGTATGCCGTCAGAGACCACGGCCTCGCCGTTGGCAGCCGTGACTGCCTGCATCACTTCATTCAAAAAAATATCCTGTCCGTAAAGCTCTTCTTTCATCATACGACCTTCAACCCATGTAACTCAAAATCAAACGTATCAGGCGCGTCTCCTACAGGCATATTCAGGGTGAGTTTTCCTGCTGTTGAGCTTGTGTAAGTAATGCCACTTTGGTGATATGCCCCACCGGAATCAAGGGCCTTTACAACCCCGATCAGGCTGTATCCGGTAATAGAAAAAGGATATATCGTCTTCACTCCAGGGTTGTCCGGGTCATCTTCTTTGTCCACATTCTGCTCAAACCTTTGCGCCTCCAGCTCTATTGGTGTCATGGACAGGGTCTCCATTGCAATCTGGCTCATTACATCCCAGTAGAAGTCCCCGAACGCCGCCTCAATCCCTTCCCAGTTTAGTTTTTCCGCCCAGATTAAGCCCTGTGCCAGAGGAACATCGCAATTCATGAACGGTATCAGCTGGCCGGGGCTGCGCTCTGTAGAGACGTTGCTATTGTGGAATTCAGCAAGCATGTATTTAAACATCGTCAGCTCCTGCGCAAGGGATATAATATCCAGGAAAAGCTTTCCAGCCCCTGCCCACGTCTCCGCTGCCTTTATGAATCCATCATCCTCATCAAAAAACTCATGAGATGAAGACAGGGTAATACTGAGGTCATCTGCCTTTTGCTTCATGATCCTGATGGTGGCCTGGTTAATTTCCACATTAGGAGGAATCCGGGTGTCATCAGGCACATTGTCGGATTTCGTCATAGACTGGCCTGTCCAGGCGATCTTACTTGATATTGCCAATTTAAGGACCTTGCTGATATCATCCCATTGTGTTGATATATCAGGAAAATATTGAGCCAATCCAATGGCTTTGAGATTATCCGCCTCCCTGTGCAGATCAACGCATTTCAGCATGGTTGCGTATGCCATTTTTGAGTTATGTACGTTAAATATGAAAGTTGCCACTCTTTTTACCCACGGAGTTACACAGATACACACAGATAATATTTTATGAAATCCTGAAAATCTGCGTTAATCTGCGTCCATTCCCCCTATCAATTTGCGAAAACATCAGATGAGGCCGAAACCACCACACCAGTGCCGCATGTTACAATATGCACGTCTCCAAGCCTGTGCACCGGCTTATTGTCTGCAAAAATATTCGGCGATCCCTGTACACTGTAGGACGTTGGGCAGTGCGGGCAGGTGCTCGATCCTATATCGTTGGGTGCCCTCATAATATTCAAGTTATTGGCATATACGTCAGGAGACCCCTGAACGTGGACTGAGACCCACGTATGTGGACAGTCCGGACAGCATCAACCGCATATGCCTATAGAAATATCTGATACTCTTGTTACACCCGGCATAATAATTCCTTAAGAAGCTGATAGCTCATAGTTTTTAGCTTACAGCTATGATCTATGAGCTGATTAATTCAGATCTATCCGGCTCCCTCTCATAACAATTCTTGCCGGTGTCTGATGGTACATGTTTCTTCTCTTATCGATCTTTATGTGCGTGCCCGGTTCTCGCTGTATGATAAACTCGCCCACCTGCACCTCCGGGGCCTGGCTCACATGCCAGCGGAAATTAGATATCCTCGGATAGTCAGGATCGCCGTCATAATACTCAAGGTCACAGTACGTCCCTACCTCCGGGGGGCACACAACACCCCTTTTCGGGCCGGCCCAGGCGATCGGAATTTCCACCTTCGGAATTACCGGCTCATCAGGATCCATGCTTTCATCATTGCGAAGCGGCTGCACGTCCGCCCAGTATTGCCCGTCAGAAGCGTATGTTTTAACCACCTTGGCCTTGCGGACAACCCTGTAATACGAGCGCAGGTTCGGCATTACCAGTTCCACCACACGCTTCAACAATGATTTAAGATCAGAATTGCCCATATTCTTCTCCGTACCAGATAAATGTCCTGACCGATACATCCTTCACTTCGTGTCGAACCCGCAGCGCCCTGAACTCATCATTGATGCCTCTTCTAATATCCACCAGGCGAAATTTCATCGAATGCATAAACCCCGCAAGCAGAAACGTTTCCACCATGCTCAGGCCAGAGTTATCTTGTGAAGGCAAATGCTTAATTAAGCCCGCGGCAGTGGCAATTACCGGCACCTCACCGGATTCATCAAAGTCTCCCCAGTTCACCTTGCCGTCCGCCCCCATCCATAAGGCCCACTTGCTCATGTTACTACCAAATGCGTGTTGGCATGTATGCTCACACTGCCTGGCGACCTGCCATACCGGGATGTTGCTGGCCACGTACCGTGGAAGAGTAACCCCAGGAGAGTCAATTTGGCCTGCTGACAGCCCTGACCGGTTAATGGCATACCTGACTATTGCCTCCGGCGTTTCATTCGACCAGGACATGGTTATTAGCGTTTCAGCAAGGGGACTTTCCTCACCCGCTACCCCTACCTCGATCTGATCTTTGGTGCCGTGTTTCTTCCATGCAACCGTTCCCTTCCAGATAGAAGGATCTTCATTTCTATAGCCTATCCGGATCTCAACAGGCTCATCATCACCAATAGATCTATAAAGCTCTCCCATCGGATCAGCAAGCATTATGCCTGCCCTGCTCAAAGGCTGATGCCTCATTGACTCGATCCATACCCGGGGCGAGCGTAAAATCTCTCTATTCCCGACGAGTATATGTGTCCTGATTCCAGTGATTCCAGTAATCATAAAGATGATCGCTTCGCTTGAGGAGCGTTTCACTTGAGGATAGAGGCTTCAAACGTAGTGCTCATCAAGGCCGTAAGGCCGCTCCTATTGCCTCAAAGCCCCGCTTGCGGGGCTGCTCCTTCTATCCCTGCCCCAATCCAAAGCCCTCTGCAAAAGGGTCTTTCATGATCTCTGAATCTTTCTCCGGTTCCTTCTCGCTTACAACCGGAGTCTCCCCTTTGGCCTGATCAGAGGCTGCCACCTGGCTTTCTTTTTGTACTACCGGCGGTATATGCTCTACAAAATTAAGCGAGGCCAGGATAACATCATTCTCGTTTGTCTCTCCCGAGGCCAGGCCGGAAAAGACAACCTGCTCAATACTCCTTGCCATAACATGGGCATTAACCACATCGTACACTTTCGGATTTGCCCCGTTATCGGTCCCCCTGAAGATTGCATTCAGATCATTAAGTTTCTCATAGCAATTAGATTTGAAATCGGTCTTGAGCTGCATAATCAGGGATATATCAGAGTCTTTCCAGCCCAGTGGAGTCTTGGTCTTTCCTGAATGGGCATCCTGCTCGGCCTCATCAAACCTGACTTCCCCGGCAATATTCATTTCCTTCAGGATCCCCGGAACTATTTTGTTGTCAAGTCTCACCTCACCGTGTTCTATTGTCAGAATTCCGTCAGACATTATTTCCCTCTACGAGTCGCTTTAATTGATCAACGAAACTGTCTGCGTCTGTAACGTTCGGAAGATTAAGATTGTGGATAGTAATGATTGTCTTTTTACCTTCTACAGGTCTGATTCTTTCCGCAAGGCCAACACCCTTTTCTGTCTTTCTGTCAAATATACCTCCTTCAGGAATCTCCGGAGGGGTAATAGATTGCATGACAGGCACACTAACCGGCGCTGGCTGGCTTACAGGCACAGTTACAGGCACTGGCTGATTCACGGGCACAGTAACCGACGCTGGCTGATTCACGGGCATTGAAATTGCCGGGCTTGCAGTGGCTAGCATGGCCCCGGCGACAGATGCTGCAACCGCATTTTTAAGCGCCGGTGCAGTGGACTCAACACCGGACGCCAGTGTGTTTATTAATTGTGCTCCGGAATGTGCAAGCGTTGAAAGCGGGCCTTCTTTCGCATCTGAGAATGGCAGCAGATTGCGTATAAATGAAAGTCCTTTTTTAACCGTTTCAACAGGGGCTGCTATCTTGGACTTTATGCCTGCCGTCAGGGCCTCCCAGAGTCCGGCCCCGGCCTCTTTAAACATAGTCCAGATACCCTTCAGGAAGTCAAGCGCCGCATACACACCCTTCTTGATTTCGTCCCAGTGGAATGCTATGGCCAGGGGTGGAAATACGAATGAAACTATCAGCCTGGCCAGGGCCTTGAGTGCTGGCCCCACTCCTCCGAAGCGTCCAATGAGGCTTGATATGGATTTTTCGGCTCTGTGAAAAAGAGATGTCACAAATCCGATCGGGTCGATTAGAGCATTCCATGCCGCCTTGCCTGCAGAGACGAGTATATTCCACAAATGCCCCAATACATCGCCTACGGCCTTAACAGCATTTCGGACAGTTTCAGATTTTTTATACAGGACATACATGGCAGCCCCCAATGCAACGACAGCGATCGCAATCCATGTAATAGGATTGGCCAAAAGCGCTGCAGTGAAGCTCCATACAGCAGCAATAGCAGCGCCTAAAGGAGGAATAAGTGATGTGATCATGCTCTTTCCCCAGGCCCAGATGGCAGGTATAACGGTCTTTATGATTGTGCTGGCAAAGGCCTTAATTTATAGCCGAAAAGATATGCTTCTTCATAAAAGATGCTGCGGTCCCTACCTGTTTAAATCCCATAATGACGTTGGGGAACATCAAACCAACTACCCCCAATACCGCTGCAAGGGTCCCGAGGGTGAAGGCCAGGACCGCTATGACCCCGACACCGATTACAGCCACGCTGGTTAAATACTTATGCTTCTCTGCAAATTGAATAAACCTGTTGATAATGTTCCCGATTAAAGAGAAAAGCGGGGTCAGCACAGGAATCAGTTGTTTGCCAATCACTTCCACCAGGTTATGAAAGCGTTGGCCTAAAAGTGCTATGCCTGAGCCGATATCCTGATTCATTGCCCGGGCCATCTGCCCGGTAAAACCCGTGCCCTGTTTCATGACAGCGCTCAGGCCTTTGATATTCTTTGTGAGGGCTCCGACCTTTCCGTATAAAAGATCAATCACGGCCACTGCTTCTTCCCTTCCGAAGGCCTTCTGAATCTCCATCTTTTCCATAGCATCAAGGGTATCGCCGTATTTACCCTTGAGTTTCATCAGGATCTCGGGCATGGAAAGAAGCTGGTTGTTGGCATTCATAAAACTGAGCTCGAGCTTTGCTCCTGCCTGTGCTGCAGACTGCATAACTGCCTTGTATTTTGTGCCTGCCTCCGCTCCTTTCATTGTTGCCTGGAGCATACCCAGTATTGTGAGTTGCTCTTCAAGAGGCACATTAGAGGTTGTGGCGGTTGCACCCAGGGTTGATATTGCCTGTGCCATGCCAGAGCCTGTGGTCTTGAACGTCTTAACCGCTCCCGCGATCCCTGCGGAAAACACCTCTCCGAACTGAATATCGGAGAGCTTTCCATACATGTCCTTATAGATCCCGTAGCCGGTTGCAAACAGGGAGGTCATCTCCGCGGTTGTGGATTTGGTGGCCTTGCCGGTGAGCGCCGCCATCCTGGTATACTCTGCAACGCCGGTATCCGTCAGGCTGGATATCCCACTCTTGATATCATAAGCAGAGGATATGAACTGCGCCTTTGTGGTCCCCGCCCATTGGCCGGAGAATCTGGCCCCTGCGGATTCCAACGCTGCCAGATTCTTGATGCCCACAGAGGAAAGTTCACCCAGGGCCTTCTGGGTGTCCACCGTGGCCATGACCGTGCCGGAGAGCATATGAAGCATCAAGGCGCCTACAGTTGCTACCCTCAGCCCATATGTCTTGAATTTATCAAATGCCGGACCGAGAGAGGCAACCTTGCCCCTGAGCTTGTCCATGCCCTGGCCCATCTTCAGGGCCGGGTTGCTGACCTTATCGATCACGCTAAGTAATATGCCGAGTTTAAATATGCTTTCCATAAGAAGTGCCTAAAGTGCTTCGCACACCATTAGCCAATAGCTACTGGCTAATAGCTAAAAGTAAAGCAAAGCTTTTATTGACATTCAGTATTGTTTTTGGTATAAAAATCAGCATGGAAATAATTCCTGGAATATCCATAGCTATTGCCTTATTCCTGCTAATCTTTGCTCTCCTCAACCTGACTATCAACATCCTTGCATTCTTTTTCAGGGCAGCAATAGAAGCGTTCAAAAATTGCTAATTGTCCTTCCCTCCCAGCGCCTTTGCCATGCCTGCCGCCATGACATCGATAGCCCTTTCCTCGAGCCATAAAGCGACCACATATTGCCGGAGGAATCCTTCCATTTCTTTTGACGGCTCCACATGCAAATAGCCGCGTATCACCGCCTCCATCTGAGCTATCCAGTTGGTCTCGAGCTCCTCGCGGAGCCTTACAAGTTTTTTACGCGAAATTCCTCGTTCAGTCCTATGGCATTCTGGATGGCGTTGTTGAGGGCGACCATAAGGCCCGGTCTTTCCTCCATCCTCTTTTCGATTTCATCCTGCGTGGGATGGATTGCAAGACCATAAACAAGATTCGTCACAGCGGACGCGAGCTTACCTGTCGCAGCGCCTGCCAGGTATCGATTCATGTCCGCCTTGTTAGGCTTTCTAAAATAATACTTATCTCCGGTCTCCCCGGTCAGCTCAAAAACAACCGTGCCCTTCTTCTTTGCCTCTACCACCTCAGTGGGAGGGAATTTCTTTTCTGTATCCTCCATGATTACTCCTTTCAAAGATGATCGCTTCGCTTGAGGAGCACTGCGTTTAAGGAGCGTTTCACTTGAGGGTAAATGCCTCAAACGTAGTGCTCCTCAAGGCCGTAAGGCCGCTCCTCAAAGCCTCGCCTGCGGGGCTGCTCCTCTTATGCTTCGTAGTCGTCGCTCTTGATACCTGACAGTATTATGATATCAAGATCGATCTCGTTTTTCTTATCACCCTGGGCAGCCTTGAAGCTGCGCTTTGTGAACTTGCAGTCCTGCAGGCTATCCGTCTTTGTGGAATCTTCCTCTTTTGCATATGAAACGGTAATCTGAAACGGATCGAGGTCGTAGAAATCCTTCCCCTGTCCTTTGCCCCAATCGATAATTCGATTATATTCCTCCTTCAGAACCGTCACCTTGCCGCTTCCCTTGTAATTACCCCTGCCATAGCCGATGGGTTTATTGCCTTTTCCATAGACTTCCTCCGTTTCCTGCTCATCGCTGTAATCGATAGACTGTACAGCAACCAAAGGCCCATGAGGGAAGTTGATCTCAATATCTTCCCAGTCGTAATATTTGCCGTTTATGGCCATTTGTCCCTCCTTTTTTAGGCCGCAGATTTTCGCAGATACACGCAGTTAAAAAATTAAAATATCCGTGGTAATCTGTGTAAATCCGTGGCTAATTGCTTACCCTGCTGTCGGATTATTATAATAATACCTGAAAAAGAGCTTTATCTTACGGATAATGGGTATCCCGTACAGATCTTCCTCAATTGCCAGGCCGTTGTTCACAATATCCTGATCCGGAGGTATGGTTACCAGGTAGTGATCCAGCTCCTGGGGAATGGCGGCAACCATAGTATTCAGCGCCTGTTCTACATCCGCTTTGCATTTTGCAAGCTGCCCCTCTGTTGCCTCGAGCTGCATGGATTTCAACGCGGCAATACGGGAAAGCCTCACTGCCTTGAAGACCGTCCTCACCACCTCGATAAACTGGTAATCGCTTATCACATCCGCCTGTGTCCGGCCGTTGGAATAGAACAGGGCACTCAGCCCTGCGTATGTCCTTAGAGTGCAATAGCCTGCGTCATCCAGGGCCTTCGCATGGGCATTGGTATAAATATCCGGCAGGATCACATTAGATACCCTGCACTCCTGGACATTTCCCACGGATCTCATAACAGGGATCTTGCTGACCAGCCCGGTAAGCACCCCTCCGGCATTCCGTTTCAGAAGATGGCCGTCGCTCATTGCAATCTTCCCAAAACCGGCATTTACCGCTACATATGGATGGGCAAAACCGTCCGCATCGCCAACCAGTGCAGTCACCCAGTCGTCTATGGTCTCTTCGCTTGCGGGAAGGTCGCTCTCACATAGAAAGAAGGTCGGCCTATGATCGTTCCAGAGTTCTTCTGTCTTTGCCCCGAAGGTCGCCCAGTCGGTGCTGTCGGATGCCCCGGCCACATAGACAAACTCTACATCAAACACAGAGAGAGGATAATCGATTGCATCCATGATATTGGTCAGCGATGCCACCGGCGCAATGCTGTCAAATGCATAGGTATCTCCCACGACAAAGGAATTCTCCGGCTCTGTTACGGCATCCGTGAATGTAATGATCGCGCCTGTCGGCTCAATTGTGAGGACTCCATTAGCCGGAATCACCTGGTATTTATCCCATGAATTGCCGCCGTCTATACTGTACCTGCACTTTATGGAGTCGCTCAGGCCCCCTCCGGTCATGATCTCGATCAGCACATCCGCATCCATCAACACTGTTCCGCTGGTTTCATGGGTGGCAGTTCCGGTTCCGGTGTGCGTCACGTCTCCGCAGGAACCCTCTGTATCGCCCTCTGCCGGAACCGCTATCACATAACATTCCTGGCCGCCATACTGAAAAAGATCCTTGAGCCTGTCCACCAACGGCCCGACACCCAGAAGACCTTCAATGTCGCTCTGCGGGCCTAATAGATAGCCTTTGCCGACCTCCCCCAGGCTGCATACGCCCACTGCCATCCCTGCACCCGATACATCTCCGGGTGAAAGCCCGGAGGTCCCGTCAATGATGTATTCTAAAACATCTCCAAAAAAGCTCATAATAAACCTCCTGTTTTTAGCTGATAGGTCATAGCTGATAGCTCATAGTAAAAATCTTACGGCTATGAGCTATGAGCTTACAGCTGTCAGCTTTTTAATTTATAAGCTATCGTTTGCCCCCCAACGGCTTGCTCTTAAGCTCGCCCAGGGACTTATTAAACTCCCTCTCCGTTAGCATGGTGTTGTCTTCCCATCCTTTTGCCCGCTTTAGACCCGCTGCAAATGGGCCGAGCTTGTTTTTCTTTGCAAGACCTGCAAAGGATTGCTCTGCCAACGGATGCGGGGCGATCATAGACGCGCCGCCCTCTCTCTTTTTTTCTTTCTTTTCCTCAGCCATCGTTTCCTCCTTTTTTAAGCCACTAATTTTCACAGATCTTCACAGATTTTTAATATTTTTTATCTGCGGTTATCTGCGTGGATCTGTGGCAAATTTAATTGATAATTGATACCTCCGGTCTTCTTCCATCCCTGTGATGCTTTATCTCTCTTTCCCCAATAACCAGGCTGTCGATAGGGCCATATACTGACTGCATTATTGTATCTATCTCGCCTGTCTCATAATAGGTATATTCGTCCACTCTTTTCTGTGTCAGCTTTCCGTCTGAATCTTTTGTGACTTCAGTCCAGGTTTTCAGACGACCTTCCTTGTCCTTGATAATAATGATCTCAGAGGTGTTTTCCTCAATTGGTTCGATCTCTTTTTTGCAATGTGGGCATATCATCCTAAGCAGCCCTCCTTTTTGGAATTCGGGCATCTATAATCATCTCGATATGCCTTTGCAATCTATGGGCATTTGCGTGTTTAAAATGGCCCAGATAAGACATATACGATTCCTTGCTTAATGTGCGAGTATAGATTTTAGCCTTTAAATTGTTTACCACTCGCCTTCTTACCAGGATATAGAATGGCCTGACTATATAACCGAGATAGTCAATTCCATTTGAAATAGGCCGGATAGTTGTCTTTTTAATGTTCAAATCTAAATCAAGTTTCTCTTTCAAAAATACACTTATATCCTCCATCCATCTTTCAAGCCGCCCCTTATCCTGGTGAAGTATTATAAAATCATCAGTATAACGTAAAT